GCAGCGACGACGCGGAGGTGGGCGAAAATTTGATCCACCATGCCGTACGCTGTGTAGAGTCGCTCTCGGCCCTGCACATCCTCGGGAGCCGTTTGGCGCCAAGCGTCGATGTATTTTTGCTTCAGCTTCTCGACGCTCTCCGTCACGAGCGCGCTGTCCATGATCGCTTTGGCCTGCCGGCCGCGCTCTACTTCGAGCTGCTTGTTCTCGCTCATTGCTTACTGCCTTGGTTGGGAGATTCCGGTTCGGGCTGCATCGCGGTTTGCGCCAAGTCGGCGACATGACCCATGAGCTGCCGGTCGCTTTCGGCGTTCTGGCGCAGCTCCTCGGTGTGATGCGCGTGCATAGCGCTGGCGTGCGTCTGCGCCATGCCGGCAGCGGCATTGACTGCCGCACTGCCCATGCTGCCCTTGTAGCGAAGCTCCATCTCGCGGGATCGCAGAATGGCGTCAGAGACGTTCTTGTCGCGCTCGCGATGCTCGGCCCACAGCGCTTTTTCGCGCTCGAAATCGATGCGTTTGCTTTCGAGAGCAATCTGCTGCATCTGAAGCTGAATTTTCGGGTCCGGCGGAGGCGGAGGAGGCGGTGCCGGCTGCCAGCCGGGCGGTGGCGCGCTGAAAAACTGATCTGCATTGCGCCAGCCGGCCAATTCCACCCATTTGCGAAGGGCGTTGGCGTACTGCTGCGGCGACACAATGGGCTGATTCATGCCCATGGTCGTCAAAATCATCTCTTGCTTGGCGATAATCGCTTGGAGCGACGCCAACCGTTCCTGTGTGGTGCCCGTGCCGAGCGCCACATTGATCTTCACCGCCATGTTGGCGTTCCACGTCCGTGGATCGACGGGAACGAACTGGCCGGCGAGCTGCACAATGCGCGGCCGATCTTGGTTCTGCACCGACAGGTACAGGATGCCGCGATAGAGCTTGCGCATCCCGTTCGCCATGATGCGCGCAATCAGCTCAATTTTGCCCTGTGCGCCTGAAACCGCCTGTTGCACGGCAAGCTTGTCAGTGGATTGCAAATCGTCGGCGTTGAGGCCGAGCTGCTGGCGCGAAACGCCAGTGCGCATCTCGCGCACTTGGTCGATGAGTTCGAGAACGGGGAGCGCTTCCTGGCCCACAAAGGGCGTGTCAAGTGTCTGCACCATGCCTGGAGCACGCTGGCGCACGACACCGCCGACTTCGTTATTCAACACGTCATCGACGTTGACTTGGCCCTCAACGATGGTCGTGCGCGGATGGATCGATTGCGCCAACGAATCGAGGGTGTTGCGCAGGACGTGCGTTTTGATGCGCTGGATGTCCATCGTCTTGTCCGCAGTGGACAAGCCGAAGAACGTATGGGGCTCGGGATCAACATGGAAATCGGCGAAGGGAATGTGATCCACGGGCTCGTGGAAGACAACCTTGTATGCCGGCCCCATGGTGCAGACGCGGCGCAGCTCGGCGATGCCATCGCCGTCAAAGTCTACGAAGGCGTAAGCCTCAACGTAGAGCACGCGCTGCGTCGCTGGGTTGAGCGCATCGAAGCTACCGACAGCTCGCGCGTACGGCTGGCGCTCGATGTACTCGACATTCGTGTCCAGCTCGGGGCTCGTGACATACTGGCGCACGTCCTCTTCGTCATAGCCCATTGCCACCAGCTCGCTCACCATCTTCATCGAGCGGTGTCCGCAAAGCGTGAAGTCGCTCAGAGAGCGCGCCCGGCGGTCGAGGATGAACTCCTCCGGCGGTAGCGCCTCGATGCGAATGCGGCCGTTTTTGATACGACGCTTTACGGTGGCGTTGTAGAGCTTCGGGGGCTGGCCGGTTTGCGGATCAGGAGGCATCACCGGATTAGGCGGCAGTTCCTCCAGCTCGATCCCCTCGATGGAGCCGTCCTGCTCAAGCAGGAACAGCGCCATCTCATCCAAACTCGTGTAGTGCTCGGTGCGGACTTCCTCGCGGTCATCCCACCAGTATTTGACCAAGCCGGTCTTGCGCACCAAAGCGTCTTTGATGGCGCTGTAGAGCACGTCAAAGCCGTCGTTGTCACGCTCAACTACGTATTGCGCATACGTCGTCGCCTGTTCCGCCATCGCGGTTTCTTCAGGCCGTTCCGGTGCGTATTCGCAGATGCGCTCCGGGCCGAGCAGGATGCGCAGCAAATCGGGGAGCTGCCCTTGTACCGTGTCGTGCACGTCGCGCGACACGATAGAGCTGCGCCCTTCTTCCTCATCGCCGTAGGGATCGCCGCGATAGGCTTTGGTCGCTTTGGCGCGCTCGAAGCCAATCTCCAAATCCGTGAAACGAACGGCATCCTGAAGCTCTCCGGCGATGATCGCCGCGAGCTTGTCGTCATCCATCCCTTCACGTTGGTCGTTCGCGTCGGCTTCCGCACCCGTACCGCCTTCGTTGAACGCCTCATCGCGTTCATTCAGGAAGCGGTCGGCGGCCTTCACGTCTTCCGGCCGCACCTTCATGGATTAAGCCACCGAGCCGGCCGCGTTGTGCCAAGCGGAGCCAGTCCAGAAAACGGGAAAGCCCAGCGTGGTATCGAAGTGCATATGGCCGATATCGTCGGTAGTAAGGCCGGTGGGCCGTGCCGAAGTGGCGCCGACACTCAGAGACGCGGCACCCGCGTCAATGTGCAGCCCCAAGGCGAGCTTGTTCAACGAATCGCCGCCAGCTTTGATAGGCTTTACGCGAGTCGTCATATCAGCGCTTCCAAGTCTTGATGCCCTTCGGGGCATTCAGCGGCCGATCCTTGCCGCGCGGCTCCTTGCCGCCACCCTTGGAATTGCCATAAGGGGTGGGACCGTCCTCACCACCGTTCTTTTTACCCATCCGAGCATTGCCGGAGCCCCGGCCAACAGAGCCGCCACCCGACTTGTCGCCATACGTGGCTTTGCTCTTATCGAGCCATTTGCTGCAATCTTTCGCCATTTTCGTGCCTCTTACGTGTTGGTGATAGCTGCGACCTTAAAGCCTGAGTTCGGCGGAACGCCGATTGTCACCGGGGTGTTGGCTGGCAAACGCCAATTGCTCGCTGTGGCCGTAGGATTCACACCTACTGCGATGGAGCACACTGCATCGGAGCAAAGCACCACCTCCGTGGTAGCAGCCTGGAATGCGGCCGACGCAGCGCTCGAAGCCCCAATTGCCACAGTTTGTTCGGCATTCGTGGGGTAGCTGGGCGCAGTCGTAACTTCGCCATTGGCATCCCGTGCCTGCTTCGTGTGTTCGCGGATGTAGAGGGTTGCCACGGCAGGATTCGCTCATCTTAGGAAAGCAATTCGGACAAATTCTACTACGCGCAGTAGCGCAATTGCCAATCAGGGCATCGGAAGCCCTCGCCGCAGTGGCTGATTCCAGCGTGTGCCTCCTGCACTGCCATAGCGCGCAGCGAAGGCGTCTGTAGCGAGGCAGAGCAGAAACGAATCGGCGTAGTCGGGGCTGCGGCGCAACCGTTTCTTTGTCTCTGCCTTCGGTTCGGCGATGATGACGCCGCTCGAATCCATGAACTTGTATTTGACCGACACCAAATCAGCGATAAGGGTTTCGCAGCCCTTAGGCAGAGAGCAATTCGCAGCCGCGAACCAATCTCGGCCCTTGAACCACAACTCGGTTCGCAGGTTTTTGTATTCGCCCTGGAGAGCTGGATTTTCGGACACATTGATGGCGCGTGCCGGCAGGCCCATCTCGCGGAGACGATCCGCTACGCCAGCGCCAATGCCAATGGCATCAACGTTGATCTCGACAGGGCGGCTCTCGTGGGGCGTCTTGTCCCACTCCGCCTTGACGCGACCGGCTATCTGCATTGTGTCAAGCTTCGTCCACTTCTGCGGAATCTCCGGCACAACACGTCCGTGCATCTTGGTCAGCACCGTGGAGTCATCACCAAAGCGGGCGCAGTCCAAGCCCCACACCCAGCCCCAGCTTGAATCTGCCTGGATATCGCGGCCAACGGCCGCTTCGGCGGTGTGCAACGGAATGATCGTGTCATCATCGGCTGTGGGGAACTCGCCGAGCACGCGAACGCGGAAAGCATTCGACTCCTCGCCGTAAGCCTCCGCCACTTCGCGGATGAACTCAGGCGACACGCGCTTGCTGTCGAAACAACTGACCTTCAGCGTCCACCAGTTCGCGCGGTTTTTGTGGTGGGTGTCGAAGAAGAAACCGCTGGTACGTGTCGGGTTTCCGAATAGCAATGTCGTAGCGTTCTCGCCCGACATGGAGCCCATTGCCGCCTCGAAGACCGCTTCCGGCACACCGGATGCCTCATCGACTACGAGCAGCACGTTGTCGGCATGCACGCCTTGCAGCGCTTCAGGAGCTTCGGCACGAGCGGTACGAGCAGAGATGAAGCACTCGTTGGGAGCTGCCTTAAGCTCAATGCGATCCGTCTTGACTTCGAGGAGTGTCTGCCAGCCTTCGGGCAGCTCGCGAATCCAGCGCTTCACTTCGGCGAACAGTGCGTCGAACAACTGCGCGCTGGTGGGCGCCGTGACTACCACCTTGACGGTGTAGAAGCACAGCGCCTTCCAAATCATGATCCACGCCGCGACGGTGGACTTACCTACACCGTGGCCGGATCGAACGGAGATGCGGCGCTCGCCGCGACTCACCGCAAGCAGCACTTCCTTCTGCCAGTCGTCGGGCGTTTGCCCCAGGACTTCGACAACGAACAGGTAAGCGCCATCTTCCGTGTTCCGGTAGCGGCGCAGTGCTTCAACGAAGGGATTGTATTGCGGTGCCGGGGAAGGGAGAGCCATACACGCATCGCTTGGTGAATGCGCATATTGTCCCGCAGTGCGAATCTCACCTGCAACTCATCGGGGATTCCCTGAAAAGACTGAGGCGCCTTTCGACGCCTCAGTGCAACCTCCCTCGGCGGTGTTCGTCACGCGTCTGCATGAGCACAGTACGCGCCGCCTCCACGAGGCTCACCGATCAGTTGCTGCGCGGTGTTTTCGATGATGACCCACATCGGGCACGAACCGGCTAATCCCGCCGCGATAGGCTCGCGGCCAGCGTGTGATTACAGCAAATGGAGGAAGACGAAGGCACCTGCGGCCACGATCACAATGGCAACTGGCAGACCGAACTTTTTCACCAGCTTGGCGAAAGTCGATTCAGCCTTAGTCTTCACTTCCTCGATGGCGACTTCGACGCCGGAAGCAGCCGGGTCGGGATCAGCAGCCGGGGCGGGCGTGGTCGGAGTGGGGATGGCGGGATCAGACATAGAAAAATCCTCGGGTGAATGAGCATAAATTGTCCTGCCTACACATCAGGAGCGTCAACGTCCCGAAACTTCCCGTTACGTCCGTTTAGGCTTATGGCCCCAAATGATCGCCCGCGCTATGTCCGCGACGAAGGCAAGGGGGACGGCGTAGATGGCTACGCCAAAGGGCCAGCGCAAGAGACTCGCGCCGATGAGGAGGAGGGAAAAGTTCTGCGCCTGCACGGCGCTCAGGATCAGAAGATCAGCGAGGATCAGGGCGCCGAGCAGTACGCCGAAAGTGACTTTGCACACGATCATAGCCGCCTCCGCAGACGGCAGGAATGGTGTGCAGATTCTACCGCTGCGGAGGGAGCTGCTT